TAAAATTATTTTACAATTAAAAATAAAAATAAAAATAAAATAAAATAAAAATAAAATTAAAAATAAAAATAAAAATAAAATTAAAAATATATTGAAAAATGATGTAATTCAAAGTCAAAATCAAAATAAAGTGAACCCAACTATTTATATTTTGGTTTTTTATTATTCTTTAATAATATAGATGAGATTAGAAATATTTGTATTAGGATTAACAGCATTTTTTGTATATAACACATATAATGATGGCAAATATACGAAAATGTTATTATCGTTTAAAAAGTATTATAAAATGATATTTTATGTTTTATTAGGAGTAGGTATATATGTATTATTAAAAAAAAATCCAAATCAGGGCAGAAATATGCTTTTATACGCAAACAATGTTGTGAAATTTATGCCAATAGATAAAACATCCATGGATATGTTAAGTCCAGTATTTGATTTCACATCAACGCACGAGAACAGTTTTATGGAATCATTTAATGAAATTGATTCTTCAAAATTACCAACTGGGTTTAATGGTGGAGAGAGAAGAATATCAAGTTCAGGAAAAAATGGTACAAAACGCTCAGTAAGTGAAACCAAGAAAAAATATGTAGCTGCTAATCAGGATTGGAAATGCGGCAGTTGTCAAACTCAATTAGATCATACATTTGAAATAGATCATAAACAACGTTTAGAGTATGGTGGAGGCAATGATATTCAAAATTTGATAGCGTTATGTCGTAATTGTCATGGTATAAAAACCGCGAGCGAAAATATGTGAGAGAAAATATGTAAGCGATAAAGTTTATATTATTTATGTTACAGGTGTAAATAATATTGTATTATTATAATATATGGACAAAACTAAAACAAATATAAATACACATAATGTTTTACCAAATTTTAAAACACCATCAATACTTATACCTATTGCTGTTATAATTATTTTCCTTATAATTATGATGCTTCTAATATTATATAAAGTTAAGCTTCCTACTAGTAGTACAACCAGATCCGCAGAAGAAATAACAGCAGATGTGTTAATTATTTTATTTGTTGGTTTAATTATTTTTGTATTATGTATCACACTTTTACCAAACTTTAAAGATATAAAAAATTTATTTCAACAAATAAGCAATGTTACTTATGTGATATTATACACCATAATTTTAATTTTATTTTTCATGTTAATGCCGAGTAATACATTACATAAATATGCCAATATAATTACACCACTTACTATTGCTCTTGGAGTAATTGCTTTTTATAAAAGTGCCACTAGTGATTATGTAAGCAATTTTAATATTAATTATGAAAGAATAAAGTCAATTATATTACTATTTTGTTTGATAACTTCATATATTGTTTATTATAATACAGATCCTGGTGGGTATATTTCTAAATATTTTGGGTATACATTTCTTCTGACTATTATAATTGCTGTTTTTGCGTTTTTGTATTTGATCGTAGTGTTAACTTTGCCTAATAAACTTGGTTCTCTTAATAAAGATGCTAAATCAAGCAATTTTCTAGAAAACTTTTCCAGTTTTTCTGTTTATGGCAGCATTTTATTTGTTATATTTTTAATTGTGATGACTGTGTTAATTTCTACCTATCCTGGAGGTTTCTTCAATGATAAAACAACCTCAGGTGCTGTTATGATTATTTTATTAATTATATCTATTGTATGGTCTATGTTATTGACCGCTAATTTATTTCCTGAAATGTCTAACAAACATATGAATGTTGACAAAATGAATTTATTTAAACGGGCTATGCTAGCATTATTTGGAATAGTTATATCAGGGTTATTAATATTTTGGATTGTTTACAACATTCAAAATCTCTCTGGAGAATCAAGTATTGTTAGCTTCGTTTTAAATCTGACACTAGTTCTTATATTTCTTGCTTTAATTTATAAAACATTTAATGTTGAGATTCCATCAGACAATTCTAAAAAAACAGGGTTCTTTAATATATTAATTAATTTAGTATTTTATATACCATGTTTATTTGGCGGAGTGTTTGATTCAATTGGAAAATTTATATCTGGAGAATATAGTGCTTCAACTACTGGTTCTCTCTTAATGTTGTTAATAGCTATGATAATAATTATAATTTATTTTACAATGCCATCACTTTTTCATAAATTTAGCTCGCAGGGTGGAAAGCAATTAGTTAATAAACCAGTATACACTAATTCACAATACAATTTAGGTACTTATGAAGAACTAAATGGAAGCGACACATTTGATTACCAATACGCTATTTCTTGTTGGGTTTTTATAGATGCTGTTCCGCCAAATATGAACTCTTCTTACGAAAAATACACATCATTATTAAATTTTGGAAACAAACCAAATATACTGTATAATGGTAGCACTAATACTTTAATGATTACTATGCAACAAAAAGATTTAGATAAAAATACAAAAAATAAGCTAACCGATTTTGATGATAATGGTAATAGAATTATTTACAAACATAAACATTTCTCTCTACAAAAATGGAACAATATTATTATTAATTATAATGGAGGAGTTTTAGATGTATTTTTAAATGGAGACTTAGTTAAGTCGGATGTAGGAGTTGTGCCTTACTATACTCTAGATAATTTAACCATTGGTGAAAAGGATGGCTTAATGGGAGGAATATCAAATGTTATATATTTTAAGCACGCTTTAACAGCTTCAAATGTTTATTATTTATACAACACTGTTAAAAATAAGACCCCTCCTACTACAAATGATTCAAATGAAACAATTATTGTAAATACATCAACATTAGGAAATTCTGCGAAAAAGAGTGTGTAAAATATAAAGATCTTTAAAAAAGATTACCAATTGTTTAAAGGGTTTAACAATGTTTAACAATGTTTAATTAAAATGATTAATTTACAATTCATTAAAATTAGATGTTTAAATTAAAAGGTTTAATAAATTAAAAGGTTTAATTTACTAAATTAAGTATAAAATTTCTAAATCTATATTATATAATGTCTCCTTTAAGTATTGTCATAACAATAGTCGTAATTGTTTTAATTTTTATGTTATTGAGATACATTTTTAGTGACCCATATACATTACAAAGTATACAAAATGGTAAAACTAGTTCCACAATTGCTGCTACTTCTTTAGCAACAAATGGAACGAATACTCCGTCCAGCAATTTTGCTTATTCTATTTGGATATATGTTAGTGATTGGAATTATCGTTATGGTGAGCCTAAGGTAATTTTTGGAAGAATGGGTTCTCAAAGTACATCTAGTAGCGGATCTGTTCCTGGAGTGAATGGGTTAGATCCTTGTCCAGCGGTTGTTTTAGGAGCTGTTGAAAACAATATATCTGTTTCTTTAGGATGTTATCCTGGAATTGACCAACAACCTACAACTCCCGGTGGAAATACAGTTGTTCACACTTGTACTGTAGCAAATGTTCCTATTCAAAGATGGGTTAATTTATTAGTGAGTGTTTATGGTAGATCAATGGATGTTTACATTGATGGTAAATTAGTAAGAACTTGTTTGTTGCCAGGTGTAGCAAGTGTTAATAACAATGCTAACATTTATGTCACTCCTGCTGGAGGTTTCGAGGGTAATACATCTAAATTTCAATATTATCCTAACTCTATAAATCCCCAAGAAGCATGGAACATTTATACTCAAGGCCCCAGCAGCATGTTAAGCATGTTCAATCAATACCAAATTAAATTATCTTTAGAGGAAAATGGCAAAACACAAAATAGTGTAACAATTTAAATTTACTTAACTTTTGATTTTTTCTTATTTAATTAATATATATAATGAGTGATAACGGAGCATTTAATTCATTTTCAACAAATAATAGAGGAACTTTTGGAACTAGAGAATTTTTAGAATCAAATAGTTTAGTAGCAAAGTTCGCTTTTTTATTGTTAGTAATTATTGGATTTGTTATTTTATTAAGAGCTGGTATTTCTCTTATTTCTTGGTTTTTACAACCAAATAAGTCACCTCATCTTATGGATGGCATGGTTGACGCAACACAAATGATAGTATATCCTCAGGACCCTAGTAATAACGGAGCTGTTACCATTTACAGGTCTGTTAATGCTACTGATGGTTTAGAATTTACTTGGTCAGTGTGGATTTTTATTGATAATTTACAAACTAACGCAGGAATTTATAAGCATGTGTTTAGCAAAGGAAATGCTAACGTAAGTTCGAATGGATTAATAGCACCTAACAACGCGCCTGGTGTGTATATTGCGCCAAATACAAATGATTTAGTTATTCTTATGAACACATTCAATGTTATTAACGAGGAAATAGTTATACCTGATATACCACTTAATAAATGGTTTAATGTAATGATTAGATGTCAAAGCGATGTAGTAGATATTTATGTAAATGGAACTATTACTAGAAGTCTAAACTTGAATGGTGTTCCAAAACAAAATTACGGAGACGTATTTGTCGCTATGAATGGCGGATTTGCAGGTAATATATCAAATTTATGGTATTACAATTACGCATTAGGAACCGCTGCTATACAAAGTATTGTTTCAAATGGTCCCAATACTAAAATGATTGGTGCTAATGGCATGAATGATAAATCCCGCGATTACTTGTCTTTAAGATGGTTCTTGTATGGCTCAAATGATAGTTTTAATTAAACATATTTGTTTAGTCTTTACACCTTGAAATATTTTTATTTAATTATTTTTATTTAATTATTTGATTATTTGATTATTTATTTACTAAATAAATAAATAATCTATATATACATGTCAGTCCCGTGTCTCTATAATCCAGTACCTCCAAGAGTATGGTCTAGAGTACAAAATCAATGTGTATATGATTCTGATAATTCATCTAATTTAGTTTATGTACCTTTAACTAATCAAAATGTACCACTAGCACAAGCTATTCAACAAGATAAACAATTATATAAGGGTAATATTTTACAATATAAAGGAAATAGTTCTATGTTAACAAAAAGTCAAAAATACGCGCAAATTTCTAAGGGAATGTGGACAAATAGAAAAAAAAGTTATTCTACACAAACACAAACTTATACAAACCCTAATATGACGAGTCTACAAAGAGTAAATTACATTGAAATACCATTTCCCAATCAAATTGTAGGAAGTCCAAATAATATTTCGGGTCCTTACCAATATGGAATTCCAAATCCATTTGATTGTTCTAGTAATTTTCTAATAGATGGAGGCAATTTAGTATGTAATGCTTATGTAGATCCATGTACTGGTGAAGTTACACAAAATTTAGTACAGCAAAAATGTTTTCCTACAACTTGTTCTGATGTTCCTGGACCTATTCAAGATTTATGCTGGGATCCAAAAGTACAAACATGGTTTCCTAGACAGCGATATTTTATGAATAATAGTGGAAATAAATGGCCTCAGGGATATAAAGGATTACAAAGTGCGGTTACATATCCAGAGTAAGGATAGTTACTAATTTAATATTTATAACATATTTACAAATATTATAT